TATCAGTGCCCGACCGCATCAAACTGCGCGAAGCCATAGCAGCAGCACAGCACGGAGAGAGTGAAACCACGGTATACGGGTTCTGCCCGACATGCGGCGCCGAGGGATTCTCCCGGGAACGGCGGCCCAACGGCAACGACACTTGCAAACGCGGGCACACCTACCCGTCAAAAGATGCGGTCACGGGACCGGCAGACCGTCGAGCCGCACACCTGGACCGACTGGCGAACATCGACAAATGCATTCACGGCAAAGAGATATTTAAGGACTGCAAGGCTTGTGATGAAATACACTCGGGGTCACGCATCTTTCGGATTCCTGCGGCATGAATCGGCGCGGATTCTTAATCGCTGCGGCGGCCGCTGGCGGTGTTATGACCGCGGAAGGCTTGTGGTGGCCAGGTTCGAAATTGATTTCCATTCCGAAACCTGGACCGACCATCCACGTAATGACAGCGAGCGAAGTTTTTTTGCGGCAAAAAGCATGGTTGGATGAGGCCGGGAAACGCATGATGGCTGCCATGGACCGGGATGTGATATTTTTTACCTTGGGAATCAAAGATGCAGATAGTTAAGTCCTACCCGCCGAACATCGCGGACATTCGTGCTGTTTTGCCCGTCACAGCGAACAATATCTTTTGCTATGGCGATACCATTTATTCCCCGTCGACCGACAATCTCAGTGGCGCACTCCTGGCCCATGAAGCGGTTCACCAAAAGCAGCAAGGCGACAACCCGCATGCCTGGTGGCAGAAGTTTCTCGCCGATCCCAAATTCCGACTCGAGCAGGAACTCCCGGCACATCAGGCGGAATATCGTTATATGATGTCGCATACGATTAATCGCACGGAGCGCCGGCGGGTGAAAAAACACGGTCTGAAAGCATTGGCCAGGAGACTCGCGCATCCGATGTACGGCGGCATTATTTCTCAAGCCGAAGCGGCCCGGAGGATATCGATGTGAGTGGCGAAGCAGCATTGATCGAATCCCTGCTGGAAAAGTACCAGGGCATGACCGATGAGGAAAAGGTCAAGATCAATGCGGAGATCGATGCCCGTTCGAAAAACCGCTTATGGCTACCAACCCCTGGCCCGCAACTCGACGCAGTTAATTGCCTGGCCGATGTACTGCTGTACGGCGGGGAAGGCGGCGGCGGCAAGACAGATTTGGGGATCGGCATTGCCTTTGAGTGCCACAAAAAGTCGCTCCTGGTACGCAAGCAATACACCGACCTGACCGGACTTACCGATCGGGCCAAGGAAATCAACGGCACGGACAAAGGCTTTAACGGCTCGAGTCCGCCACGACTGAAAACCGTCAACGGCAAGATCATGGACTTTGCCGGTGTCGACAAACCTGGCGACGAGGACCACTGGCAGGGACGCCCGCACGATCTGCTCTATATTGATGAGGCAGTGCAACTGCGCGAAAAGGCGGTGCGCTTTCTCATGGGTTGGGTTCGTGATGCGTCAGGATCCGGCCAACGCACCCGCACAATCTTAGGGTCCAATCCGCCAATCGATTCAACCGGCGACTGGATTATCGCCATGTTCGCACCCTGGCTGGATACTAACTGGCCCGAGAACAAGCGCGCCAAACACGGTGAACTGCGCTGGGTCGTGACCATGATCGATGATTCTGAGAAATCATTCGATTATTGGGTTGATGGACCCGATGTGAAAATCCCCTCGGGCCGCACCAACCCCGATGGCAGCCCGAAATTCCTTATCCCGGAATCCAGAACTTTTATTCCAGCACATCTCGAGGACAACCCGTTTTTGGCCGCCGATGGCAAATACGCGGCAAAACTCGACGCAATGCAGGAACCACTGCGATCGGCAATCCGTGATGGCAACTTTATGGCCGCCAGGGTGGATGCCGACGATCAGTTAATACCCTCGAAATGGGTATGGCGCTCACACAACCGCTGGACTGTAAACCCGCCACCAGGGGTTCCGATGTGCGCAATCGGTGTCGATGCCGCCCGGAAAAAGGACGAAACCGTCTTAGCACCCCGATATGACGGGTATTATCCGAAATTAATCACTATGTCGGGCGCGAAAACGCCTACCGGCAAGGATGTTGCTGGACTTATCATCAAACATCGCCGCGACGGGGCAACGCCATCGATCGACTGCGGCGAAAGGAATGGTGCCGAAGCCTATGGCCATCTCGAGTCAAACGGCATCGAATGCCATCGTCATGTTGGTATAGACCCGTCAAGCGCCCGATCTGAAAAGGAACATCTGAAATTCTTCAACAAACGCGCCGAAGTCTACTGGAAATTCATGGAGGCGCTAGATCCCAACCAGGACGGTGGATCCCCGATCGCTTTGCCCGACGATGCCATGCTGCGTTCCGACCTGACTGCGGTGCGCTGGAAACTCACGCCCAACGGCATCAAACTGACCCCGAAAGATGAGCTCGTCAAGATATTGGGGCGAAGCCCGGATCGCGGCGATGCGGTTGTGCAAGCCTGGGCGACGGGCGAAAAAGCGATTACCGACGCAATGGAATGGCGCAAAGACCAAGGCGGGGGTATGATCGGCAAACGAAAGAGGCCCAAAGTCAACATGGGCAGTCGCCGCCGTAATCGCTAATCCACCCGAGGATGAATTGATGTCCGGATTACAAAACACCTTAAAGCGCGCGATGAGCGCATCCAGTGGGCAAGGTTGGACAACCTCCCAGGAACGTCACGCCAAACGCACGGCGACACAAAAGAAAGCAAAAGATGATATCTACGCCAATGCGGATATGCCCGATGAAGAAGTAATCGCCAGGAACGAACGCAGAAAAGCAGCCAAGCGCAAAGGTTCCCGGGTTGCAAGCGTGATGACGGGCGACGATGCGCTAGGCGGATGAAACCAAGAGACTTAATCGAACGCGGCGGGCTACTGTTTTCAGAACGTAAGGCCGCCACGACCTTGTGGCAGGAAATCGCCGAAAACTTCTATCCCCAGCGAGCCGACTTCACTATCCGCCGGCATATAGGCGAGGAATTCGCCGAACATCTGTACTCAAGTTATCCGTTGCTGGTGCACAGAGATTTATCAAATTCCTTTGCCGCGATGTTGCGGCCCCGCGCAAAACCCTGGAATCACATCCAGGTCGATGAAATGGACACCGTTTCAAAAGCTGGCAATGAATGGCTGGATTGGGCGACCAAGCGAATGCGCTCCGCGATGTACGATACTCGAGCGCATTTTGTGAAAGCAACCGGCCAGGGTGACGCTGATTTTGCGGCCTTCGGTCAATGCGGCATTTCCCGGGAAATCAACTACCGTTCGAAAAAGCCGCATCTGCTTTATCGCAACTGGCACTTGCGCGATGTGGCCTGGTCCGAAATGGCAACCGGGGCGATCGGCGAAATCTATATCAAGTGGAAGCCGACCATCAAAGAGCTAAAAGAGCTCAACATGGATTTGCACCAGCAAGTCGAGAACAAGAAGGTCACAGAGAATCTCACCAAAATCGATTGCATGCGCCTGATCGTGTCGACCGACGTCTACCAGGGACAATCCGGACAGGGCGCTAACTTCCCCTGGATGCTGGTGTACCTGGATACGCTCAACAATCACATTATGGCCGAATACCCCGGTAACACGCGCGGATTCACATTACCTCGCTGGCAGACCGTTTCCGGTAGCCAGTACGCTTATTCCCCAGCTACCGTGGCAGGTTTGCCCGATGCGCGACTGCTCCAGGCGATGTCGTTGACGTTGCTCGAAGCTGGCGAGATGTCAGTAAGACCGCCAATGATTGCGACGCTCGATGCCATTCGCGGCGATGTGCAACTGTACTCCGGCGGCATTACCTGGGCGGATGCAATGTACAACGAGAAAATGGGCGAAGTGCTCCGGCCGCTTACCCAGGATCGCCGCGGACTACCGCAAGGATTCAACGAGCGCGATCAGCAAATGATGATGCTGGCCGAGGCTTTTTACATTAACAAACTCACGTTGCCAGCGCCCGAAGGCGACATGACAGCGTATGAAACGGGTCAACGAGTCGAGGAATACGTGCGAGCCGCACTGCCATTATTCGAACCGATGGAGCATGAATATAACGGCCAGCTCTGCGAGGACACGTTCGATGGCATGCTGCGATCAGGTGCACTCGGTAGCCTCCAGGACATGCCGCAGGAACTTCACGGTCGCGATGTGCACTTCAAGTTCGTATCTCCATTGCACGATGCGATCGAGCGCAAGGATGCCTCTTTGTTCTTAGAGTCTGCCGACCTGATCGAACGCGCTATGCAACTAGATCCAGGTGCCGGTGCAATCCTCAACTCGTCCGATCAATTGCGTTCCGCCCTCGAGGGTATTGGTGTCGAAGCCCGCCATCTGCGGTCGGTCGACGAAGTGAAGAAAATCAACGCCGCCAACGCCGAACAGGCCGAGGCCGAACAGCAAATGGAACTCGCTAAAACAGCGGGCGCTGCAACGCGCGAGTTCGCAACCGCTGAGTCGAAGGTCGCCGCTTAATGCCTGAACGAACTCCCAACGGCGGACAAATTCGCCGCAGCATAGAAGAATGCACGCCGCATGAGGATCCTACCTGGCGGCCCGATTACACCGAAGCAGAAGTTCAGGCCATCCGCCGCTTATATGACGGGAAGGCCAGCAAGCGCGAGCAACGCCTGGTGCTGGACGACTTCAATCGTGCTTGCGGTACGCACGATCGATCATTTCGCCGCGGCGGTGTTGAAGCCGATCGCGACGGTATTTTTGCCGAGGGCAAAAAATTCATGGGGGAGAATCTTATCTGGATGCTAAAATCAGCAACCACTAAGACCGATCCCGACAAAATATCCATAAAAGGAGCAGA